AATGAATCCGGGAGACCCCGGAAAGCTGTTTGGAATCGATTACCACAAGATGGATTGGACCGACTTTGTATTTGGAATCGGTCTCTCTACAGATATCAACAAAGGCTGGATGGAGGCTTACGTCCGAGAACCTGCGGATGGTCCGGGCTCTCCGCTTCGGCAATTGCGGATGAATGGGAAGCTCCGTTTGCCGCGTGTGCTGTTTCAAGTCGACGGAGTTGGTAACCGTTGGGACAACCAGCTTTATCGCCGGTTGAATGAGTTTCCGGTTGTTGGTGCTTACTTCGCCAAGCAGAAAATCGGATCAACTCCCGCTTCGGTCGACCCAAAGAGCCGATAAGAACAATCGCCAAGGTAAGATTGCCCATAGACCACGACACCCCGAAGGATCTTCATGGCCAAGATAAGACTTCAGACAGAGGCAGATTTAGCGGCTGACGTTGCTGCCATCGATGCAAACCCTGCAAGCGCTTTGCGGATTCAGCAAGATGCCAGAAACACAGCGGATCGAGCTCCTCTCCAAACAAAAGCTGCATTGCCTGCGGATCTAGCAGCAATTGATGCTAATGCCTCCTCGACTTTCCGCATGCAGCAAGATAACCGAAATGCAACAGCAATAGCTCCATATCAACTTCGGGCAAATCTCCCTTCGGACATTGCGCTGGTTGATGCCAATGCATCTTCGACGTTCCGAGTCCAGCAAGATGCCCGGGACACGGCAGCGCGAAACCTTCTCCAAACCAAGAGCGGTCTCCCCGCTGATGTTGCTGCAATCGACGCAAATGCAAGCTCAACTTTTCGGGTTCAATCGGATGCCCGGGTTGCGGCTGCTGTCTCCGGGGCCTCTCGACCAGAGCAGACCAATGTTGCGGCAATGTCGGTTTGGGAGGCTTCATTGAAGCTCCGAAACACCAAGCCGATCGTGGCCGTGTTCGCCGGATCATCCACCACCTTGGGCAACGGATCTTCGGCCATCGCAAAGCGTTACGTCAACGCTCTCTCCGACCACATGCAAGCCGGATATCCGCTGACTCCGGTAACCACCCAACCAACAGTCCGGCTCCTCTCCGACGCAGCAACAACGGCTCCGAGCTCGAATGGAATCAACGTCATCAATGCTGGCGTGTCGGGATCTCGGTCCAACGATTACCTCACGGCAACGACTCGTGCTCAGATCGTCGCTCTCAAGCCCGGCCTGATCGTTCACATGATAGGATCAAACGATTACGGCAACGGCGTGACCGTGGCTGCTTACAAGTCCAACATGCTCACCCAGCTTGCAGATCTTCGATCCAGAATGGCCACGGCAAACGCTCCTT